AGGGCCTGTGGCCGGGTTGAATGCCTTTCAGAGTACGGGACTCCTCCCGGCAAACCTTCTCTTTACCAGTTCTGGGTGCTTAACTGCGATTTGGTGAGGCCAGGTGTCCCGTCGCCGGAACACCCACCCTCATTGCCGCCTCGCCAACGTGTGGACTAACACACGGCGACCGCGAAGGCCTCGCCGTCTCGCGACGACTCCCCGAACCTGCTGCAACTCCCGAAGAGCTGTGCACAGCCTGGACGGCACGGGTTTGGAGAAGTACCTAACCACCCCTCGACAACGTGTCGAAACACGATCCTCAGGGCCTAGGACCACACAGGCTCACCGGATTCACGCGCCGCCAGCGAGAGGAGGGGCAGGCCCCTCCACCCACAGACGCGCGAACCGCTCGGCGGCCAGGCGCCCCTCTAATTCACTAGTGCTCTCAAAGTCAAGGGGAACGAAGCCCTCAATCTTCGAGTTGCGCGACGGGCCGCACCAAGCCCGTCTGTCTCCCGGCCGGAACGAGAGACAGGTACCGAAAGCTCCCTCAGTCACACGAGGCAACCCGAAACGGTTCTTGACCCGAAAATCAAGAGCCGGACGCTTACGATACCGGTACGTCCTGCGGACGGCGCCGATCGGTCCCGGTGACCAGCGCTCGCCGCACCTCTTTCCTACCTTACGACCGTTCAGCATCAAGTGTGACCTCAATGCTGACCTGGCTCGGTCGTCCCACGGCTCTCCCTTAGCCATGGGTCTCAGTGTTTCGTCTCCCCACCAAGGTGGGGACGGGAGGTCGGTGTGCACCCGACGACGTAACATCGTACGCTGCCTCTGATAGGCAGGGTACGAATCGGACCGAAGTCCGATCTGGGAAGGTAGGAATCCCCACTTCTGTCCGAAACGGCACCTCACAAACGCGGCAGTCCAACGCCGTGAGAATGAGATGGCCGAAACGGCATGGTGCAAGCCATGCCAATCGGAACAGAACCCGCCTCTCCGCAAGTGACGGATCTCCCGCCACTTGCCCGACCTCAGTAGGAATGTGGTTGAGTTGACCTCAACAACATTCTTTGCCCGAATCGTCTTCTTGTCGTTGAGACGGAACCCCTCGGGGTACCGTCCCAAGGGACGCTCGCTGGACACGACGCAATCGTCTCCGTTCACGAGAAAACGGGCCCTACCAGAGTCACGTGCCGCCCACCGCGCGGCCACGTAACTCTGGAGGCAGAGGAGGGGAAAGGAGAGGTAGGCACCCATCATCTGTCCGTGAGATACCTTCCCTCGTATCTCACCGTTCTTCCCGAAGACAACAGGCGACAGGCTTGCGTGCGCAAGCCGCCTGATGGAGCGCGGGACGCTCACACTCTGGAAGAACATTGCATCGAGCATGCACCGGGCAACAGCGTGGCTGAGCCCGTCAGTCGCAGACACCAGGTCAACTGATGTCTGGAACTGCTCGACGCAGACAGACCTAATCCGTTCGGGGGTCGGGGGACCCCGCAGAAGCCAAGGAAACTTCGACAAGTGTGAGTACACGCACTTGTGCAGCGGAGCAAGGAGGTCAACGTTCTCATCAAAGATGAGAAGAGGGCGAACCTTGCCCGCTGAGGGCACTTCTGCATAGCTCGCGCCCAGAGTAGTCGGCAGAGCCGACTCCTCTAAGCACGACCTATCGAACTCCTCTTCCCTCCCGGACCAGAGCAGGTCCGCACGGCCGCCCCCCATCCTCTTCGAGGCCTGGGGAACGTGCGCCCTGACTGACCCGCGGTAACCGCGATCCCAGCCAGGGGGGAAGAGTTCGGTCATCACCTTCCGGGCGAAGGCTACATACCGAGGATTAGTGGGTGGTGGGGATGAGAACGCAGTCGATTCCCACATTGACTGCGTGGATGAAGAGTGGAGACCGCAACTCGTTGGCAAGTTGCGTTTAATCGACGCGATAGACTGGGCAAGCTCCCATCGCTCGTGTCTCCTCAGCCTCTGGAGGTCACAGAGGCCCTCGGCGTCAGGCTTGCCCTGACGACGAGGAAATACGACAGAGGCCCTCTCCTGCCCCTGAAGGAGTAAAAAAGAGAGGTACCGACCCAGTGAGTCGGGATGAAGGTCCGGCAACTCAGAGTATGGCAAGCCATACCTGACCCGAACAAGCCTCATCCCGTTCTGGATGGTCCTCTTGGTGTCTGCCTCTACACGGGAGCAGACAAAACACCGTTTAACACTCGAACCGCTGGCGGAGTTACCGAGTGTGGCGGCGGCGGCAGAGCAGAAGGAGCTGGACTCCCGAAGCATGCCAGGCGAAACCAGGGAAAAGCCGCGAGGCACCCAGAGGTTTCGGATCCG